TAGAAAAATTTACCTGTATAAGGTGATTCTGAACCGTTGTTTGTTTCAACAACGACTTTTAAATCAGGGTTTTGTGCAAGTACTTTAACTTGGTTTCTAACCGATGTTTGAAGCTTATGGAATGCTACGTTTACAGTTTGATTATAAAATACAGTTCCGTTCTCAAGACTAGGGTTTGGTGTCTCAGTAAAATCGCCAGTGTTTTTAGTCAAATCAAATTGATAAAAAACTCCGTCTCCTGAGATGTCAGTAATTTCATCTGATGATTCAGTAATTGTAGTAACTGAACCTGATAAAATATAAACTGATTTTATACCTCCGCTATTGTCCCTACATCCTAATTGGAAACCTGCTGTTACATCACAAGCCATAATAGTTTAATTTTTAAAGGTTAATAAAAATATAAAGGCGGCGATTAAACCGCCTTTTATAAGCTTCTTTAGTTCTGGTCGTTAGAAACGATGTACTCAGGGAATGCTACCTGTACTCCTAACTTAGATTTTAATCTATGTTTTAACTGATCTCCGTTTATGTCATACCATAACTGAAAATTAGTTTCATCAGACATTAGATCTGTTCCTACTACCGCATAAGCATCTGGCATTAAGGCAATTCTGTTTCCAGTAATACCTGAAGTACCTACTACTTTTACGTTTTGGAATGGGTAAGCCATTTGAAGGATACCTGTTCTGTTAGAAATTGATTCTGGATCGAAATAAAAGTTATTTGCTGATCTTAATGCTGTTACATACTTTCTGAAGTTTGCTGTAGACATCCAGATTGTTAAATCATCTCTGTCTGCAATATCAGATGGAATCGCTTCAATCATTGCATCTAATCTAGTTAGTGCAGTTGCTGAAGTAAATGATCCAGTTGCATCAGTTGGTACTACTACTCCTGAAGTTGAACCAGAAGTTAATGCTCCTAATCCATTTGTAGTGTTCCATAAGAAAGCATCATCAGATTTTTTCATCTGATTTACGATCATGTCTGTATATGTTTCTGCTAAAGCAAATGTTTCGTTATAAGAACCTGCAGATAATGCAGAAATTCCTAAATATTTGCTGTTTAAGTCATCTAAACAAGTCCGTCGTAAGATACTCTGTTTGTGACAGTAATATTCCTCTGTGTAGCTGTTAAACTACCAGAAGCTGAAGAGACACAGTTACCATTTTGTACCTGTAGGTCTACTTCCATAATGTTGAGAGGTTCTTGATATTTGATTCCCTCTTGTATTGGAAGAATACTAGTCGTGTATCCTTCGAATACTATTTTTGGTACGACTTTTCCAGCTACTTCGTTGTTAAAGTCGCTTAACGCTGATACGTCTAGTGCCATAATTAATTATTTTTAAGAGTTTTAGATTGTTTTGCTTTTAAAATCATTTCATATTGAGCTTTCTTTTGGTTGAAAGGCTCTTTTTCCCATACCTGTGTCTTGGGAGTTAAAGTTGCTGAAAGTTTTGCTTTTGCCTTTTCAACAGGCTCAGAAGCAGGTTGACTCATATATTCTTTGAGTTTTTCTTCATGATCGGCTAACTTAGCTTTTAGTGCTTCAATTTCTGGAGCAACTATTTCTGCTATAGCCTCTATGATTTTTTCCTCAAATTTTTCTTCGTCTTCCATCACTTCCTCAATGATTTCTTCTTCAGCTAACTCTTCTTTAGAAGCTTCTTCTGCTACTACTTCTTCGTTAGAAGATTCAGTTTCAGTTTCAGTAGACTCAGCAGCCATTTCATGATCTGCTAAACTACCTTCGTCAGCTCCGTCAGGTCTTGCAACACCAGTTATTTTTCCTTCGGCGTCAACAGTTATAGTAATACCTGATTCTGTAGTGTGTTCACCAGAAGGAGCAATCACGTGCTCACCTTCTTGGGTGATAACATGCAATTCCTGACCGACTTCAAACTCTGCATCTAACATATTTGTTATACGAGTTCCATCGACAAGAGTGGCTTCAGCAAAGTTCTCTGCAGTTACAGCAGTATCTTTTGCTTCTTTAGTAGTTTCAGTTGTAT